AGCGGTCGTTAATGGATACTGCTGAGGGTTCTGAAGCATACAAGCGCGAATATGCCGCGCGTTTGGCTGAGGTGGATGAAAATGGGCAACGTGTTAATACTGACGAACAAGCCCACAATCTCGCTCTTGAAGAAGGCGTGATTCAGGCATTCGGCGAGGCTTACCCTAATGTACCACGTGGTGAAATTCGTGCGTGGTTCAATGCGCTCAAGGCTTCACTGAAGAGCATGGTCGGGATGAAGATCTCGCCAGAGGATGCTGCTCGATGGCTCCATTATGCTACGACTGAGATCGTACCGTGGAAGGGTGTGGCTGTTGGGAAGGGTGGCGAAGAAAGGATGCAGCGTGCTCAGCAGGAGACTCCTGAGTTTAAAAACTGGTTCGGCGATAGTAAGGTCGTTGATGCTGATGGTAAGCCTTTGACGGTTTATCATGGGACATCAAAAGACAAAGACTTCACGTCGTTCAGAGGCAACAAGAACGGTATTTGGTTTACGCCGGATACTAAAATCGCTTCGGGTTATGCGATGGACAACGATAGCATGAATTATCGTTTCGGAGCTGGCTTTAACGTAGAAAAGACTAACACAGCTTCTCGCGTTATTCCTGCGTATCTTTCACTCAAGAATCCTGCTATATTTGATGTATGGCCCAAGAGTCTTCTTCATGCCACAAACTACAAAAAAGCTCAGGGCGATTACTTCACGCAGCTGAAGGCGCAAGGTTATGATGGTGTGATTGTCGGATCGGGTAGGGATAAAACCTTTGTAGCTTTCAATCCCGAACAAGTCAAGAGCGCCACAGCCAATCGTGGAACTTTCTCGCCAGAGAGCAAAGACATCCGCTATCAACGCGGCCCAGTCGGCAAAGCCGCCGATGCAGTCAAGGGTCGCATCGACAAAACCTTAGGTGAGATCGACCAGATCACGCGGCGCGGCGGAATCTATGAGACCGTTGGTAGGTCACTTACGCGCATGTATAACACTGCGCAGTCGATGTTCGGTCGATCACAGGCTATTGCGCCTGAAATTTATAAGCTCGGCGATGCGGATGCAATTAAGCTTACAAAGCATTTGCTGCAAGAGCATCGTACTCGAACGCGCATTACGCCTGCCCCAGAAATCACGGCGGCCTATAACGAATGGCGCAATATTGTAAAGCGTTTCTGGGTCGACGAAAACAATGCAGTGGGCAATACGATTCGTCAAGGAACAGGAATGCGTGAGCGCCTCATCGACGAATTCTGGTTACCCTTCCACAAGGAGTCTGATGATGTGCGAAAGATTCTATCTGAGCGCGTCGGAACTCCCGAGTATCAAAAGCTAAAAGATGACTATGTTCGTGAGGCTACGGATAGTTATCTTAAGCAAGGTATGAATCAACAGGCCGCTCGGAATAAGGCTATTGCCGATTTCGAGACTGAGCGTTCTGTGATTCTTGCTCCGTTTGATCCTTCTGCCCCAGCAACTTTCGCTGGCGCTCGTAAACCGCAAGGTCGTCCGCTGCCTGAGAGTTGGGGCGAGCTTAACTTTCGTGATCTTCTTGAAAGTTATAATCGCCGCTCGGCCAAAGACTATGCGGCGCAAATGGCTGCTATCCTGCAGAATACGCCAATCATCTCGACTGATCCTAGCGTGCAATCTGTGCTTCGCGAGTTCAGTGGTCGCCCATTGCAGACGCCAGGTAAGTTTGTGCGAGGCATTGGTTCAATTGCGAGCGCACTTGCTCTACAGACTGTGTCGCGTATAGGTGATATTGGTGGCACAGTCACAAAGCCTCTAGCTTATGTTGGACTTGGTGACTATGCAACTTATATGTCGGGCATGGCCGATAAGCTTAGCAACTGGAGTCAACTTCAGTTACGCTCAATCGAATCGGGCTTGAATAATCCTAACGCGCATCAGAATTTTCGTCAGGCAATCAGCGTCGGCGATGATGCTGGAAAATATATGAAGCGTTTTGTTAATTCAATAGGCTCTCTGACGCTATCAAATAAACTTGAAAAAGTTGCACGCACGCTTGCTCAGGCGCAAGGTGAGATGATCGTCAGTATCAACAAGCGCAAAGCTATGACGGGCGATAAGGATGCTGTGCGTTTTCTCGATACACTCAATGCTGATTGGCGTACCACGAACGACACTGATCTTGCAGGCCAGTTTGGTTTGCTAATGCAAGGATCTTATGATATGCGTCAGTTGCCAGCGTGGTTTCTTGAGAGTGGCGCTGCGCCTTACTTGACATGGAGCAAGTGGAGCATGGGCCAGATGAATAACTTCCGTAAGTTTGCAGTCGAGCCTGCAATGCAAGGAGATTTTAAGCCTCTAATTGCACAGTTGCTTGTTGGTATGGCTGGCGGCGGTGCGATTGAAGAGATCCAAGAATGGCTTAATAACAAGGAATCAAAGGCGATTAACTGGAGCGAGCTTCAAAGCTGGGCTGAACAGAATGAAGGAGAACTTGGATCTGATGGAGGTCAGTTGTTGACACAGAAGTTGTTGATGATGGCCCAGAAGACAGGCACGTTTGGCTTTGCTGGCGACTTGATGTTGTTGCCGGTCAATGCTTTGGTTGGCGATACACAAGGTGTGATTGGAGCTTATCCTGCATTAGAGCTTACAACTGACTTAGCGAAGAACATTGGTGGAGCGTTGGGCGCAATCGACAAGGGTGAAGATGTTGGGCTGGTGTTGAAGCGCTTCGGAAAGAACATGATTGTTGGGAAGACTCAGGTGTTGCGCGTGATTAGTAATTGGGCTGATGAGCTTGAGAATGAGGGTGCTGAGAATCTTCGCAGTGCGGATCGTCGCAAGCAGCGATTGTTCGATGAGTTGAATGGAATGAGCCGCGCTGGAATGTTCCCTGTGAGTTATGATAACCTTGCAGAACAGGAGTTCGAACGGGGAGTTATTGATGAAGATACCGGCGAAGAGGCATTTGAGTTGGTATCTAAAGCAAGAGAAGAAGCCACCTCAAGAGAAGATTATGCGAGCCGGATTAGGAAGTACAAGACAAGTCAGAATCAGATCATGCCTTCGTTGGAAAGGCAGCCGCAAAAGGCGGCAAGATATCTGAGCTTTGTCGAGGGCGCAGAAGAAGGCGCCGGGGCTGAGACAATGAGAAGGTATATGACGAGAGAGTATGAGAACAAATACCGGAAGAGTTTGATAGAAGGAATGAGTGGTCTGAGATAAAATTAGATAAATAAAAAACCCGCCCTGTGATAAGCAGAGCGGGTTTTCTTTTTAGTATTGTTTCTTCTCTTCTTCTAACTTCTTCATTACTATTCCACCGCCACAGGCTGCATAGCCCGCGAGATCATGCCAGTTTTCCATGTTCTTGGGGTTGGCCATCAAGCGTGCGACTTTGAAGAGGCACATCATGATAGCGACATCTACAGAGTTAAGATTCTGAGGCGGCGTACCTTGGAGGTAAGTTTCCCACAAGGTAGCGATCACACGGAAGTTATCCTCAGCGTCGCCGTGGGTTACGTTGCGGTCTTTGCAGACGAAGTTTCTTACAATCTCAAGAAACTCAGCGCGGCGTTCAGCGTTGGTTTTTTCGTTGGGGATGTTAGTGGGCATAGGTGCTGGGGCTGCGTTTCTTAGCATTCCGGCAAGCATATGCTCTGGTGTATTATTACTTTGCAACATACTGTTCAATGTTATTTACCTTTACTAACTTTATCCGATCCATCGTCACTAGATCATCCAGCACACGACGGAGTTCATCAGGCGTCTTGAGAGACTGATAGAACCTGACAAAGATTGATTTCTTCGTGGCGCCTTGTGTTGTTTTGATGAAGCGCCAGATGTCTTCTGTGAGCTTTGCACTCTCATTGCGGCCCATGCCGACGAATGGGATGTGCATGTCTTTTTCCAGACGGGCAAGATGCGCTGTGGCTTCTTCAGCATCTTCGCGCGTGATGACCATGTCCGTCGTGCGGGCAAAGTGTACGGCAAAGAGGATCTTCTGATGATGGAGATTCTTTCGGCCATAGTATTCATCCAGCATCGGATGTTTGTTCGTGTGGACGAGATTGGGATGGAGTTCGAAGTGATGATGAATATACTCTTTGGCTTCATCGTTTAGAGATACAGGGCCATAGACAGTATTAAGTTGCCTAATATAAGTCTGAAGCCGAGCCTTGGCTGCCTTCTGATCTTCGCTAAGAGGGGGAATGGAATAGAGATGGAAACGTTTCTCCACCCCATACACGATGATGGTTCGAGCCATAAAACCGTCCGAGAGAATATCTTGATTCTGTAGACTTTGGAATTTACCCAGTGTGGTGTTCCCCAGCAGGCTAATACACATATTAGTGCAAAAGTCCGTGTCGCTGTGCTTAAGTTTTCGTACGTACTTCTTTCCACCGTTATAAGCTTCGAGAAGAAAGTCGGAGAGTTGCTCTGCATTTTTCTTAAAGATAGATGTTAGTTCGTCGAGGATGAATACAAGAGAGCTGTGATGATAAGCTTTTCTTCTACCGGCAGAGTCGATGTATCTGTGAAGATAAGCCACACGAGAGGTCTCTTGTGTGAATTGCTCGAACGTGGTGCTGTTCGGAGCGATATAGATCAAAGGTTGCCGTGCGCCTTTGCGATTATCTGAAGCATCTTCGCCGAGAAGTTCGGCCGCGAGATCATCCTCGGGCGCTTTTACGTCGGCGTGAAGTTCAAGTAGTTCTTTCATCGGACTCGTAATGAGTGACTTCCCGGCGGAAGCAGGGCCAATGAATGCAATGTATTGATTAGGAAATACTGCGTGAAAGTCTAAGTCACCGAACCAGACGCGCCTCTGAAGGGCTGCGCCGATCATGAAATAGAAAGCAGCATCCACAAACGGTTGTGGGCTTTGTACGTTCTTTGTGTACAAACACCAGTCTTCATAGAGGCTCATGCAAGTATGCGAGTCTTACAGAGTTTTTGCGGATTTGTAATGTGGTGATAACGTCGAAGCCTTCAAGCTTCTCAAAGTTCGGATCGAACTCGCTGGGAAGATGAGTCTCGTGTACAATAACGACCGACGGTGGCGGAAGGTTAGGCGGCCACTCTTTTACTTTTTCACGGATCGCATTGACGATCTGTGTTATTCGGTCGTTCGTCTGTCTCATGGGGAGTAAAGCAAGGGAGCTTTTCCTGGGCCGCTTTTAGGCGAGATCTCTCATGCCGTTGGGGTTCTCTTTAGAATACTTGCCCCAGTTCTTCCCGGCTTGGGCTTCTGATTTCATCGTGAAGTTGATGCCGTCTCGACCGGTGAGAGAAATGGCGAGGCAATCTTGCATGAGCTTAGCCGTGTCATTGACAAGCCCATCTGGAACCAGCGCCAGAAAAGAGTCATGTTTATTGTTAATCGCCGGTAGTGTTTTCGGCGGCCGCTCGTTGTTGTAGCGGTTGACTGCGATGTGTGTGATACATCCCACGGTGGACTGAGGAACCCACGAGATGCCTTCCCTGATATAAGAGTCAGTAATAGTGCGCTCGAACCGGCGTGGATATCCAAACAGATTACGGAGCTGACGGTTAGTTCTAATCTGAAATTCAATTTCATCTTGCCATTCTATGATTTCGGGGAACAGTGATGCGAAGAAACCGAGAAATGTTTTGCACTCGGCGAGGCTGAGTGTGAGAGTACCATGACTTTGCTTGAGAGTCTGAAGCTGGAAGGTCCGCTCACGCATTCTATAAGAGGAAGCATGGCAGACCATCTTGCCAATCTTGTATTCTTTGTCTGAGGATTTGATTGCTTTATCTAGGGGTTTCCAATCTGGATCTTTCTTTAGGTCAGAAGGGCTGAGAGATTTCCAATAAGAGGGAGATTTCCCCGCGAGAGGCCATTCGTTCTGCATAGCCTCGCAGAAGATATGCAGCGCGATGAAGGTATGGGGTTTGATATTGACAGAGAAGAGTTCTCTATACTTTCCGGGGCGCGTGAGGTTTGCGACAATAAGTGCCTCGGCGCCGCTCTGGTCGCATTGGACGAATGTTAGGCCGGGCGGCGCGATGTAGATATCGAGGGCTTCTTTGTCTGGGTTCTGGAGATTCGCTCCGTAGTCGCCTAGGAATTGACCAGAGGCGAGACGGAAGCTTCCTGTCCCGGCGACCTTGAGGGAAGTGAGACAGTGGATGTGTGGAGTGGACATAAGTTACACATCATCACGCCAACCCACGAACGACGCATTAAAAGGGCGACCGTCGTCTGTGAGGTTGAGATATTTGATAGTGGCCTTGCGTTGGAAGTGATAGTTGGGCGTGATATACTCTTCGCGTTCCTCGTCGGTGAAGCCAGTGCCGACTTCGAATGTCACGCCTCTGTTGGTGATGAACTTCAATGCGCCTAGTTTTCCAGCGCACTTACCCTCTTGGGATATAACCCTTCCTATACAAGAGAACTCTGCATCGAGAAAGGCTTTGCGCTTCTGCAGGTTCATCGTCGTGCGCTCCTTCGTGCCTTGAGGCATATAGGATCCGAAGACGCTCTTGAGCATTTGGCCTTCGTATTCTTTGGAGATGTAGTCGTTATAGCAATCGTCGAGTTCTATGCGAGTCTTACAGATTTCCCATGGGATAATTCCAATATTCTCAGTCTCGCTCCTATGGTCAGCAAGAATCTTATCGAGAAGCAACATCCGTGTGAGAGCGTTGAACTTAGGCTCGACGAGATCAAAAGCCCAGAATCCTACAAAGCCTTTCTCAAAGCCCGGCTCAATGCGATTCACACCCACAGCGCTATTGATCTTCTGAAGACTCATGCCGTGACAATACAACTCGCCGTCGATGATGTAGTCTGTCGTGGGCGGAATGATGTGATTCAACACGGCATCATTCCACCGCTTGCCGTCGCGTGAGAAGAATCCGCGGCCGGGGATATACATACACCTTAGCCCATTCAGCTTAGGCATCGAGACCACGTGGCCAAACTTTGTGGAGTCATAAATCCCAGCGCGCATAAAAGAGGCTGCGATTTGCGGGTCTTTTTCTTTTGTATCTTTCATTTGTTCTTAAATTAATATTCCCAAATCCACTGTTGAAATCCTAACATACCTTTCAGCTTAACCATACGACGCATCTCGAAGATCACATCAATGGCCACGTTCTTTGGATGCTTGAGTTTTATTTTGTACAAAGCATCCCCGGCGACCGAGGGCGAGCCTTTGTCTGTTGTCTTCTCTGGTTTATATCTTAGTTGTTCGTGCAGATATTTGACAACTTGATCCGGGCTGCCGGGATTGAGGTCAAATCCGACCAGTATTCTCAAGACGCGGTTGAGCTGTTTGTACCTCTCTTCACACTTCCTTACAATGTAGCCCCGCTTGACGGGGTCGAAGTGCATTCCGTGGAGGGACATGAAGGCATAGTCTGCGAGCGATCGACTGGCTTGATCGACCGAGTCTTGAAGTCCACGGTCCCTTGAGATGAGGTCAATCTGACCATAGTAAATCTCTCGGAGGACAATAACGTCTTTAACATTGTAAGCGCGGAGCTGCTCAAATTGTGCTCGATTTCGAGGATCAAAGTTTCCTGCTTCATCTTTGTGAAAGGGTCGATTGGAAAAGAGAGTGGCTTGATGCGCGAGAGACTTCTCAGCTTCTGGATAGATCCTATGACCGGCGACCATGGTGTCATAGATGTCGTGGCCAAAGGGGATTTTGTAGAAGGCAGCGAGGAAGCAGAGATCAAAGAGGGCGTTGTGGATTACGACCCTGCGCTTTTTTAGCTCTCTTATGAAACGTGCAAAAAACACCACACCCACGTTAAGATTACCGCCCCAATCATAAACAGGGACAGAATAAACAGGGCTATCTCCGCACGCGATGGCGAGGCAGGTGAGGGTATTGGTCTTGGGATGGGTCTCGATGTCGAAGAAAATGGGTCCTTCGTGGTTAAATACTCTGAGGGCTTCTTCACTTCGGGAGCAGACGACGGGTTGTGTTTCAGGTTGAACTTTTTGGGAGTCATAAGTAAGGAGTTTCTTTATGTCTTGTGCGAACCAAAAGCTATAGTTACTGCGCTTCGTCGGCGAGGTGCTTTTACCGTCATCCTTATCTAGGATATCGTCGCCATCGCCTTCGCCTTCGAGCGCATCTTCCATGCCCCAAGCATCTACACAATCCTGTGGCCAATAGGTTACGATGTATTGGGTTTTGTTTGGTGAGGTGTAAACTACGCCACGAAAGGCATCGAGGCTTTTGTCTTTGGCGGCGGGGAGAAACTCTAGCGCCTTAGCTCCGGCGAAGATGATCTTTGTTATGCCGCTTGGCTTTGGATTAGACCCACGAAAGAAGTCGTCGGCAAAGGTTATAAAAATATCAGATGAATTATCCAGGTCAAGATTATGATTAGCCAACACAGAACGAACAAAATCTCCGGCGGGTCCGAGAAGGATGCCGTTGTTTTCTTTATCAAATCGCGATGGTCCATGGAGAACGAGGGCTATCATGTTGAGGGTTATTTATAGAGAAAAGAAAAGGCAGACTATTTCCGGTCTGCCAGCGGTGCGAGTGGGATGTATGTCTTGAGGAAAAACCTCTTAGCAAGTTCGCATTACTTACTAAGAGGCGCATGTCTCTATGATGGCAACCACTCCATCAAGAGACTTAAAAGGCTGCAATGGGAGACGCCACGCCCTTGACTTGAGAGAAGTCAAACTGGGTGTTGTAGCGCTTGATGATAGCCTCGCCGTTCTCGTCGCGCTTGGCGAACTTCAGGTCGCGAGAGTTCGACGGGTCATCGCTGACGTACTCAGGCTGCGACTGAACGAGCATGTTGAAGGCTTGACCTTCGAGGGTCTTGAGCGCGTCGGCCACGTCGATCTCGTTGTAGTCTTCGGGCAGGCCGTCATACAGGCCGACGGTTTGGAGCGCAGTGGCGAGAAGTTCGAGAGCGGAGTCAACGCCGTTCTTGTTCTCCAGCATGATGTACATGTTGCCCTTTGCACCGAGGGTTTTGTAGGTCGTACCGGCGGCGACAGCGGTCTCAGGCGCGATGATCTCGCACTCACAGACAACCATCTTGAAACCCTTACCGCTCTGACGGGCCTCGGTCTTGTGGACGAGAACCTTATACACGTTGGCGGGGATGAATCCGAGCTTGACTTCAGTACCTTTTTTCATTTTATGTTTTATATTTTATTGTTTTACTAACACCGACAAATGGGAGGGAGCTTTCTGTGGGCCAAAGTTTAGGCTCTGTTTTTGAGGACATGATCAATCGTTACTTCAAGCATCTTATCCGAAGAATACTGAAAGTCATACTCTCGCAACATTGAGGTTACGTTAGGAATAAGACCGTCGTAGTTATTGACTTCGAAGTTATAGACATATCCGCTAACGCTGCCGTCAGAATGTTGCTTGACTTTAAGTGTCAAACGGATCTCGGCTTCGTGTTCAGGATATTGTTTATCGTTGGCTGGAATATTTTCGTTCATAATATTATGGTTTAGGATTTAGCAAGTTCAACTGCAATTTTGTTTAATGCCTTGACAACACAATTCTCCATGGGATTAGGCAAGCCCCAGAAGATAGGAGTCTTCGCGGTCGTGACGCCATCGGTCTGCGTGGCGAAGAAGTATTGAATGGTGTCGCTGCCTTTTTCTTTCTTTGCATAGACAGACCACACAGCGAGACACTCAGACTCGATGCCTTTGTTTGCCCACTCTTTACCTTGCACGTATAGGCGGCGGCGAGTGGTCATACTCCCGTCGAGACCTTGAATGGGGACAATTTCCTCTAACCCCGTAATGATGACGGTCTTGTCTAGGCTTTTGAGATTTGTGCAGAGAGTCTGGATACCGTCATTGTAGTTCTTCCAGATATCAAAGCCCTTGTAGATCTGCTCGCACTTGACCTGCAGTTGGTCGATGGCGGCGGTGATTGAGTCAATGACGACTAAGTCTTTCGTGGTGTCTTTCTTGATCTTGTTGAGTTCAAGCGTTAGCTTGTCGTAGCTGTCGATGGGTACAACGAGCTTTTCGTCACGGACGCGAAAAGGCATACCCTTTCGCTCTGCGTCGAGGATGATCGTTCTGGTTGGGTCAACGTTTCTAAAGGACGTAGACTTACCTGCGCCGCTCGGACCGACGAGAGCGATCAGAGTCTTGGGCCACTGTGGTTTTGTTGGGGATGTTTGTTGTGTTTCCATTTTATTTAAGCTTGGCTACATTACCAAGAAAGGGGTTCATACTTCACGATGTCACACTCAGAGAGGAAGAGTTCGACTTGCGTGGAGTTATCGGCGAAGCATAGGCGTTTGAATGGGCAGCTTGGGCACGAGTTGGTGAGCTTGCCGCTAGGCGGAGGAAGCTTGTCGTGGGCCATAGCTTGATTAATATGCTTTGAGAAAAGCTCAATGCGTTCTTTAAGTTCTTTGCCGAA